ACCTAAAGTTTATCGAACATAAAGATGGGTCAATTTGTGACACATTAGTTCCTATTGTTGGGTCATATTGGTTGTCAAAGTCACACCCGTCATATGCAACATGTTGTGTTCCTGAGTTAATAAGGTCATCAATATTATCACCATCCCACCATGACTTAAAATCAGGATAATTCTGTTGTGCCGTAAGGTTAAGATCTAACAAATAGTTTCTTCCCTCACAATATCTACCTGTACCATGTCTTTTGTTTTCAACAAATATTGTAATTTTAGATCCGGCAGGAATGTCATAATCTTCATATAAAGATGTGGCAGGATTTAATATTCTTACAGGATAAAGAACATAAGGACCTCTATATCCTATATTTCCACTGCTTTTTAAAATTCCGCTTGTAATATATGCATTATCGGTTATTATTGCACTAAAGTCGTTGGTCTTCATTTGCATATACGTTCCGGCAGGAACTAAAACAGGGTTGCCACTGCTATCTTCAGGTGTAGGTTTTACAAAATCTTCTTGTTGCGCTTGTTTATCAAGCACAGTAGCATAGGCACAGTTTGTCACAGCACCCGTGGAGTCTGACTTAACAATATATCTGTCACCTATTTGAACCTTTTGTGCATTTTCTCCTTCTAACTTAAACCATGTTGTTGCACTTTGTGCTTCATAAAAATAAATGTTTGAGTATATCGTCTCATAAAGGTCGGCATCCTGCTTCATCACAAACTTGTACCGTGTTGCCCATGAAGGGGCTTGCTGCGTTGGGGGTATTGTTACCCTAACCTTGTTTTGTAATTCTGAAAATCCACATGGCACATGGACAGAGTTGTTCTCACTAACCAATGCCGTGGTAGACCTGTTAAACTCATCCATATAAACTATACCAACCTCATAATCCCTGTTACTGTGTAAACTTGCAGGATTACCTACTGTTGAATATTCAGCGATGACATAGGTTATTTCGTAATACTCATAAGCCTCTAAAGTTCCATCAAGGAAAAGCATAGCGGGTAACTGAAACCCTATCTCTGTACTTGATGGAGATGAAATAATTCTTATCGGCTGATCAACAGTATCGATACCGCTTTTATCTTTTAAGTATGAGCCAAGGTCTGATATAGAACAGTTAAAAACATCTGTAAGTGTTACCCCGTTACATGCATTTGCAACGGTCTGTATGTTTGTTACAGTACCTATCTTTTCAATAAAATCATCATTTACAGACAGGTCATAAGCATTATTAAAATCCTGCTGAAGGATGTATGTGAAGTCAATTGTTGTCTCCTGCGTCTCTGTTGTTGGTGTGTTTCCTGTAAAGGCTGAATGCTCAAACCTTATTTGTATGTCTAATATACCACCTGCAACTAAATCAACACCATCAAGGTCTATCGCCACAACAGCCTCTGATATTATCTGAGGTGTGTCAATACCATAAGCACCACTTTTAAGCCTATATTCTATGTCCTCAAAACCTACATCTGTAGATATAAGTTCAGCTTCATACTCAAACTTTACGTCATACCCGTTTGCATCAACAAGGTCATATCCCTCAACATAGTTTCCATAAACAAGTCTGTTGCCCATAAATGTTTGGGCCTGAGCAAGTCTAGGTACGTTGTCATAAAGCCTAAGTATTTCTGAGTCAGGAAGTACGGTAAATATTTTGTTGTTACTAAAGGTATAGGTATACTCTGTATCGTCAGCTAAACCAAGGTCTGCCTTGTCTAGCTTTTCAATAACCTTAATGTTTAAACCGTTAGACTCTTTAAACAAAAGGTCAATACCCTTTACCAATGGACCTCCTGAGTTGTAGGTAATTTCGCACGAGTTTGTTGCGTTTACCATACCCTCGTTTAGCTTTGAATCTGTACCAAAAAGAAATGGATTTGGTAGGAACGATGGATTACTAAACTGAGATATTGCAGAATACTCACCATCCTCATACCTGTATCTATATGCAAAACAAACAAACCGCTCCTCTAAAAAGTTATCCTGTGATGCTGTTGCGATAGGATTTATTTCGGGAGAGTTTATAGGTGGCTTCTTAATAACCAATATTGACTCGGCAGAAAAACCATCTACAGCACCAGGTCCTGACGGTGCTGTATAGTTTCTGTTTATGTTTATTACCCGTGGTGGGTTGAGGTTGTCTGTCCAATAAAGGTAATCATCGATAAGGTTTACCCCTGTAATAAGGTATAGTTCGTCAAAGTTTAGTGTAGATGTTGTGCTATCTCCGCTGTTAATACTAACAAGGTGGTATGTAAGTATGTTTGTTTTTACGTTAAACGAAACAACCATATCAACAATACCCGTAGAACTAACAGGGTTAAATGAGTCATGAACAAACCAATAGATTGTTTCCCTAGCACCATCCTCATAAGCACCGATACATTTTGCATTGGCACTTAATGCAGAACCTCCATAGCGAAGCTCGGTAATCTTTTCGTTACCCTTTGAATTTTCAACAGCACCTATCTCGCTTTGCTCTGTAGAACCAAGCCTTACGTTAAGTGCGTCTATATATTGTCCGTTTGGTAAGACCCTCTCATCGAGGCTTTTGTTCATCTTACCTGCAACGAAATTTCTTTGAATGTTAGCCATGCTACTTTATCCACTTATCTTGCCCTCTCAGGTTCATTAACAACCTTCCGGGGTGTATGTTACTGATTCTAATCTTTGCGTTTCTAAGCAACGCTCCCTTTTCTTTTCTAGCCCTAGCAACAATATATTCCTGCACCCCTAACTTACTGTTTAGTATTTCATAGGTTATGTATGCATAAACATATTTCTCAAACAACTTGTTAACGCTGATTTGTGAGTTGTCTCCGCCTTCCATTCCGTCAGACACATACTCTAAAATACACAGCTCTCCCGCCATGTCAGAGCTAAAGTTTATTACCCCGTTCTTTTTGTCAATCTTAAATGTTGGGTTAAAGTTTGCTGTCTCTGTGTTTAATCCAAAACGATCTCCAATGTTATAATCAAAATACCAAGAACCATCTATGCAGTAACCCTCTTGTCCGTGGTAAGGACTACCTTGGTTTAGGTAAATACTTTTCTTTGTTCCCGCAAGACGGTCCATATCAATACCTGAGTTCTGTGGTCTTAGTATCCCGCCGTTCTGATCAAACAAAATGTAACAGTTGTTGTCCTGAAGGTATGCGTCAGAGTAGTTTGTTTGGATGTTTTCCGTAAGTGGTCTTAGTAAACCATCTTTATACAAAGAGATACGAACCCAATTCACATAATCATGTGGCAAAACAAACCTTAGCGAGTCACACACACTAAGCTCTAATATCTTAATTTCTTTAAACGCATCATAGTTAAGCTCTTGTATAGCACGCTTTGCATGGAACAAAACCTTGTAACGCTCCTCGTTATTAATTAAAGAGTGGTTACCCGCATACATAAGCATAAAGTTGTTTACAATATCCTGTAGGCTTACATATTGGTATGACCCCCAATTTTCATCGTTAATATAATATTGGTATTCTGATAGGTATGCCATCTTTACTGCTGTTCTTTTTGGTTATTTAAGGCTTCCTGTCCCGCACTAAACTGAACAACCTCAGCCTCTCTAATACTTACTCCTGCGTACTGCAATATTTTTACCACCAATGCCGACTCATCCTCCAAAGGAAGCTCAAAGTCTTGGTAGTCGGGTTGTGACTGATCAAACACAGGCTCTCCCGCACCTATAGATATATAGGTCCACTTAGGATCTTTCGGGTATCTAATGTACTGTAGTGTAACCTGACCAACGTTATATGTTGTGTCGGGATATATATAAAGGTACGAACCTTCTTGTGTATATGCAGGAAACTGTAGTGAAGGTGCTGTAAGTAACGAGTTGTTAAGCATTGTTATCTTACTGTTTGAAACCTTCTCAGCCTCGTTCTGAGCTGTCGTTTTCTTGTATATAGAATATGTATTACCAATTGTTGTAATACCCGCTGTGTTTACATTTAGTGCTGTAGTACCAACAAGTGCTAATATCCTTAAAAATAAAACCTGATTGCCTATTTTTAT